TAGTATAAGGAGTGGCATAAGCAGCAGCCACATTAATACCGACTAATCCATTTGATAATCCCCCTAGATTAACTTGATTAGGTAAAGATGGATTTGAACTAGATACCCAAAAAGTAGCTGAACTAGGAGCACCAGGATTACTTGGAACGTTATATAATTCAGAAGTATCAGTAAAATAAGCATATCTTTCCTGATCTTTTAAAAGATAAGTATTTATTCCACCAAGAACAGAAACTGTAATATTAAAACCACCGGTAGTATTATTATAAATATCATATTTATTTACCTGTACAGGAGTAAAATAAACATTAATATTATTAGATAAATTTCCAGAAAATATTATAATATTATTACTAGATTGAGCAGTAGTTAAAGTTATATTAATACTTGCAGATACATCTAATTCAAGTAATGAATCAGTACCAAAATTTAATCTTCCAATCCCAATAGCATTGTAATTAGCACCTCCAGTAATAAAAGTAGAATCTCCAGGAGCAAGACTTAAATTAGAAGCATTATTAATAGTATAACCAAGAGGAGGTTGTAGAGTTAAAAGTCCACCAACTGTACTATTATTAATAACGCCAACTATAAATCCATCTACAGGAGAAGGAAGAATAATATTATTAGTGCCGCCGGTATAACTAAGTATTGATCCACGATCACTAGGCTGAACTGTATAAGCATTTGTTATTACTGTTTCAGGAAGATTAGTATTAATTTTTGAATTAGTTAATGAAGAAAGTCCATAACCTGATAAAGCATTAGCATTTGCACCCGAACTACCTGTACCAAGTAATAATACTTCCCACTCGCCTTCGCTACTTGTATTATCGGTTACAGTGCACTGATAAAGTTGTCCTACTGAAATAGTCGCTAAAGAAGTAACGCTATTATCATAAATAGTAAATGCAAGGCTACCTGCATTAAATATCTGAAACGATCTACCTGTTCCAACTAAATTAGCAGGAGGAAAAATAAATTGATTGCCGGAATTACTAGTAGTCACAGACATTATTTGCGCAATTATATACTGTGAATTTGCATTATTCTCAGGCCATGCAAAAGTAAAATTACCGGTTAAAGCAATCGGTGCATATCCATATTGACTAGGTGATGTAGGAAATAAAGAAAAGGGATTATAAAAACTAGATACCATTATTGTAAACTCCTTGTAAAATATCCTGAGGTTTTGCGCATTTGTTCTTCACGTTGATATTTACCTAAAGTATCAGCATATAATTGATCGTATTTAGTACGCTCATCAGCTTTTTCATAAGGAATAGCTTCAAGTAAGCACCGATAAAGCAATAAATTATAAGCATTATTAGTAAGCGTATTAGTTGGTGTTAGCTCACTAAGTGCTAAAGGCAATTGATAATATATAATTCTTGCCTGATAATCTTGATCAGGAGTCGGAGCTATAAGAAAATTATAAACATCAGCTTCGGCAATATATTTAGGCTGTGCCAATGTTGATTGAATAGGACTATATTTATAACAATAATCTAATGATGCTGATTGAAGCGGTGTTAAAACATTAAATACAGTTGGTGTAGCAGGATTAGCAGTAAAAATATAAAATGTAGATAGATTTTTATAATCTTCAGGTTTTGTAAATGTCGGTTGACCCGCAGATAAAGTAAAATCACGAGTAACTCGATCTTCAATAGATTTTAAATCAAGCGCAATTGCTTGTTGAGCATTAGATATAAATCTTGGTATTTCATTGGTAAGGGACAATGAAGAATTCTGCATATATTGCTGTATATCATTGACCAGTCCAAAATAATCATTTTGAGCTAGCGGCATAGTTGTCTCCTACTTTCCTCCTACTCTTGGCAAAGTACATTAGTGTAACCTCCGTCACTATTTATACCTGCATTATTCATTATTATGAATTTTACACTTTTATTAATTATTTTGGAATTAAAAGTTGAAAAATTAACGTTTTGCAAGATAGCAGAAGCATTAGTATTATTTGCTCCAGGTTGTAATATTATATAAAGCGGTGTTCCATTTAATCCACCTCGAATAGTTCCAATATTTACTCCACCAACTATTATGAACTTTCCACTTACAGTTACTGACCCACCAGTTATAATAGTTAAATTATCTTCTAAAGTTACATTATCATAAATAAGCACTTGTAAAATACCTGTACTTAAATCTGTAATAGCATTTGCTTGGGATATAGTGATGTTAGGATTAAGAATTACTGGTGAGCCACCAATAGTATAAATCACTGTGTTACCGGTATTATTAAGTGTTATAGCCTCAGTAGGTTGTACATAAAAAGGACGAGGAATGTTAACTGGAAATGGATCACCAGGTAATGCTAACACTTTTCCTTGAGGATTTGGCTCAGTTGAGAAATCTTTATGAACATAAAATCCATTAAAAGTTAAAGTATTACCATACCACTCATATTGTTTTCTTAAATCATAATGCATAATCTTAAAGCCAGATATATCACATTTAGCAGTAGGATGATGATTCCTAAAAGAATAAGGCTGATATCGACGATTTTTCTTATATTTCATAAATTAAACTGAAAAATATATGGTGCATGTTCAGTATCTTCTTGTTCAATATCCTCCATAGACTGCGTGGCTGATTGCATTAAATTAGCCATTTTATCTGGTGAAATTTCAATACCCATTATTTTATCTTTCTGAGCAAGTTTAAGAGCTAAATTTGCACATAAAGCTTCATAAAATCTATTAGGAATATTAATGATATCCGTCAGATTATTAATTTGTGGATTTAGAATTTTTAAATTAAGAATAAGATAAGGATAATTCGTACCACCATCTGGAACAGGCCATAAAGTAATTGAAGGATTAATATCTCTATTAAATAAATAACTTGAAACACTTCCTAATTTATCTTTAGTTGCTATTCCTAAATATTGACTGCGACTAAGTAAACTAATTTGTCTTGAGATATTATGCGTACAAAAATAAATCTCTTGAATATTTAATATATCACCGCCAGTCTCTCTAATTCTCCAAGCAAAAGCCAATTGAGCAACTTTGTTTACAAACCATACTTGTTGCCCTTGCGTATAAGTTTGAGATCCTGGCGCAATTACTGTAGTCCAAATGTCATTAATATAATTATAAACATTTATCGCATATTCAATAATAAGATTATATTGAGTAGTAACATTTGCCTGAATACCTATATAATCTATAGCAAAACCATCATTATTATCATATTGAAACTCAATCCACCCATTTGGCGAGTCTTGAATACAAGCAGTATTAGGGTTGCCGTCAAATGCATTCTCAGCAACACCAGATTCAGAAGCCGCCGCTCCTCCAAGTTGTCTTGTGATATTTGCAACAGATACTTCTCGTTCAGGAATATCAACAGTGCCTATCGGTAATTGATAGTTTTTTTGGCTACCTATCAAATTAGTCATAAATGGTTGAATACTATAAAGATTATTGTATCGTGCCCAATCAGTAAGTAAAATATTTAAAGAATTTATTGCACTACTAAGAGGATTTCCAACTAGTTCAGGCAAAGTTAAACCAACTCGTTCAAAAGACTCTATAACAATTTGATTTACTGTTATATTTATAAAAGGATTTAGGGTAATTGCCATTTAACCCTCCTTTATAACGTTCCTTGTTGAGCCATAAATGCTTGAAATGTAGGAGCTGTCCCTGAATTAATCACAAATCTAATTGCATAAACAGGTGCTGCAAAATTTAGATATTGTGAAGTAGTTAGAGCAGCAACTACTGTACCTGTGCCTGTATTTCCTCCAGGTGCTATTATGGGAACATTAAGCCAATTATCTGTAGGATCAAATGTTGGTGGGGAAGTATAGTCTTCAAAAGGAAATAATGTATATTGCACATCATAATTTATAGTTCCTCCTACTTCAGTTTGTACTGCCCATTGAGATTTTTGAACATTCATTGACATTTTAAAAGGTACAGATTGAGCTAAGATACCAAAACCTACGCTCATCGCAGTAATATTTCCGTTAGTAGTTAGAGAAATTAATGTACTATAATATTGAACTGAAGACTTTGTATTATTATTAGATCCAGTTAGAACTTCAGTAACGATATTTCCAAATACATCTTTACCAACAATAGTAACATTAGTTGCTGAGTTATTTCCAGCTGAGGTAAAAGTAATTTGTCGATTCCACTCAGGAGTAGACACAACAATATTAGCATCTGCATTAAAAGCAGCATAATTAAGTACTAATTCTCCAGCGCCTGTTCTACTTTGAACAGCAGCATAAAAGCTAGTATTAGCAGCTAAATAGCTATTAAGTACTTGTATTTTCATCAGTAAATCTCCGTCTTAATTATAAGGAGCCGCGTACTGAGATACTCCGTAAACTGTTCCGTAAGTTTGATTATTTACATCATTACTGTTTCCAGCCATAATCCATGCTACAACAAGTCTTTTAATCCCATCAGCAGCACTAGGAAGTAAAACCGTACCTCTAATATCTCCGGTAATTGCTGTTGCTGGTGCCGTCTGATCAGCAATTGTGTAATTATTACCTATACCAGTTGCTGGAATTGCAGCAATTACAGTTGGTGCTCCAAAATTACCGCCAATAATTCTATTAACATTATTTAATACATAAGGAAGACCAATAATATTGCTTACTCCTACAGATATAGCACTAGTAGTAGCGCTAGCTGCCCAAACTCTAGTAATTCCTGCAAATGCTTTCTTTCCAATAGTAAAGTTAACATTAGGGGTATTAGCTACATTAACTTGCTCGGTCATAAAAACATCATCTTGATCAAATCCCCAGATTGTAAAATTAGTACTTGGTTCAAAAGCTCCACCACCTGAAGTAATAACTACTGTCCGTGGAATATCAAAAAAATAAACCGTATCAGTAGTATTAGTAATTGAGTTATAAACACCTGAAACTACCGTTATATTTGCACCAGCTGTAAGAGGTATATAAGAAGCACTAGTAGGACCAGTAACTGCACTAGCTAAACTAGTAGTAGATGCAACCTCAGGTGCAACTGAAATAGAAGCTAGTTGAGGTTGTGGAATACCCACTTGCATTCCATTTAAAGCCTGAGCTTGTACTGTACCGATACTAATTAAATTACCGAAATTATTAGGTTGATAAAATCTATTTTGTGTAGTTAATGAAAAAACCATTATAACCTCTTTAAATTAAAAACCTTGACAACAAATAGTTGACCTAGCATTACTTGGACCGCTTGAATAACGATCAAAACCACCCATACCAACAGTTCTATTCTTTTCATCCATCCATGAAGATACTTCAGCCATGTTTTTCTCATAGAAAAGCAATCCGTTTGGACATGTTGTAAATAAGAAGAATGAGTTAGGATTAGTTAAGTAAGGATTAACCACGTAACCACCTTTTACAAATCCTTGATGATATACAACACCGATATCACGATTAGCAGTACCAGGACGTTCAGCATTAAATAACACTCGAGCCACGTCATATTGAAGAGTTGGTGAACAAAGTAATTTATCACCTTCATAATTTAATACTTTACCAGCAGCATCAGGTAATGTCTGAGCAATTGTGATCATATCTGTAAGAGCTGTCTCACTAAAAGTAGCAGGAGAAAGAACATTAGAATACACACCAACTGCTGTTGGATGTTGACTTGATGCAAATGCTTGACCATCACCGATTGGATTAGTATTATTAAACGCAAAATTAAATACGTTAGTAGCATTTACGTCACGAGTTAATACTAAAGAAGCTTTAATTTGCTCCCCAGCGTTCGGAAATTCATCAGTATATAAATTATCGTCTATTGATTCAAAAGTGAACTCGATGGCAGATGAAAAGCTTGTATGATCGTACTGCGTTTTATTGATAATGAAGTTAGTTTGTAGTTCATATGCTTCACCTTCGTTCATTGCTTTCGCATATCCCATTGGTGCATATTCGACAACTATATCAAATGCTTTTTTAGTTGGAACTAGCTTAAAATACTTTTTATATAAGCTTTCATAATATTTAGCATCACATAATACTAAGCTTAATCCAGGCCACATAAAATTTATAATTTGTGATCTTGTTACTTGTGCCATTTAAATATCTCCTCTTAAATGTTTTATTAAAAATATATTATGAATACAAAGGGTAAGCATAAGGTGTAAACAGAGCATTATTTGATGCCTGACTCCATGCGTTACCGATATTAGGTGATAAATTTACCATTGACATACAACTACCGGCATCACCTATTTTTGTTGTTGAAAAACCTGTTGAAGTATTACCATCCCCCGATGTAAAACCAGGTGAAGTACTAAAATTCAAACGAGTTGTTAATTGATTTTGTGCAAAACCGTTAGGTGATTGTGTCACATCAGCTTGCATATCATAAAGTATGTCAGTACCTATTTGTACTGCTACATAAGTTTGAACACCTGTAGGTTTTACTGTATTAGCTGCCCAATATTGTTGAATTGTTGATGGAACAACTCCTTGATTTGCACTTGGTGCAACTATTCCCGCACCACCAGTTGTAAAATCTTTAAATGCTCTTGCTGAGCCTAGAACCTCACCTGCAGAATTAGCTACAGTTGCAAAACCGGCAGTAATTATAACAGGTGTTCCTACAAAAATATTTGTAGCAGTTCCGCTTGCTATAGCATACCATGTATAATTTGGTGAATAAGCATAAGAATGAAAAGATTTTACTGGATTCATACCCAGATTTTGATTATAAGCTACCATGTTAGTTATCTCCTTTAATTAATATAAGTTTCCCGACCTATATTAATATTGTAGGTAACTAACAAAGATATGTCAAAAATTTGTAATAACAGTTAATTTCTTGAGAAATAAAGAATAAAATGTTTTGATTTAAACTATAATTTGTTTATAAAGAAACATAGGAAATTTTAATGGATGCGCCGTTAAAATTTCCTAAATTAAAAATCGTCATCTCTAACTGCACGCCTTTCATGACTATATTCTTTTACTTTACCCTCAGCTCTTTCAAATAATCCTGGACGCGCCGGAGAATAATTAGGTTTACGACCTGCAGTAGCTGCGCCTTGAAGCGCTAGTTCATAATTAGCTTTCTCATGATATTCCCAGATATATTTATCTATCTCCATCAATATCTGTCCATGTCTTATTACCACATCTTCATTATTATTTTTATTCTTTTCAGTAATAATATTAAAATATGGATGCATACTTTTTTTAACAGGTATCCAACCCTTTTCCATAAGTTCCATTTGATAATCACGTTTACTAGCAGGATTAAGATCTGCAAATAACCATTTTTTATCAGATGGAATTATTTCTTTTGGAATATGTAACTTACCAAGACGACTATTCATCATAGTCGTTCTATATTCATCATAAGATAATTTAGTTTTGCGTTTATCCTCAGAACGAGTTTTAATGGCTTTAAAACTTACTTCATCTTCTTTGATTTCTTGATTATTCATGAGTAATATCCTCTTTCATGAGCTTTATTTTCTTGATGTTTATCATTATATTTTTTATATAATTTAGCTTTAAGTTCAGGATTTAAAGGTTTTCCATTTTTATCATTTACTTCGACTTTTTTAATTAATTGTCTAGCCATGTTATTTAAAAGTCCTAGACTTTTATTTCTTCCATCTTTCATAAAATCTCCATTTCTTTTTACACCTGTTATAGGATTATTTACTAAATTACGCATTCTTTCATCACGAGTACTATATTTATTATGCATAGCATCTTCTACCTCTCTATAAAATCCAGCAGAATAAACTTTAGCTTTTTTACCACTAAACACATATTTTTTCTTTAAATCTTCCATAACTGCTATGGTTTCATTAACAAGTCCTTGATCATAATGTTCTGAAGATGGATTCATATAAGGATTAGTTTTAACAAAATTTCTAGAATCAGGGTCTAATTTATTAAGATCAAATTTAGAAGATTGTTTTCGTGGAGTAGGGCGATTATCAGTAACATACTCTTCATCACTAGAATAGTCCTGAGGTGCTTGCTTAGCAAATTCTCGCATTTTTAGATCTAAATTAAAGCGCGCTTCATTTAGCTTCTCTAAAGTGTCCTCAGCTTGAAATATGCGGGTTTTTTCTTCTTTTAATTCTGCATCACGTTTAATAGCCTTAACAGTTTCAATATCATCTTGAACCTTTTTATATTCAGCTTCTATTCTTTCTGCTTGCTGTTGATAAATAAGCCTACGTTGTTGTGATATTTCATATTCTTTAGCTATTTTTTCTTCATTGTTTTGATTAACTTGTTCTTCTAAGACATTTAAACGTTCTACTAATTTTCTATTATTTTCAATTTCTTCTTGTTTAGCACGTCTACTTCGTTCATCAAAAGAATCTACGTCTATTTCTTCCTCTTCTTGATCATCTTCATCGTACTCATTAGTATCATCATCATCTAAATGTTCTTCTGCTATTTCTTGAAGATCTTTTTCGGTAGTTGGAACTCTTCCTTCTAAAATCGCCTCTTCTTCATCGTCTAAAAATTTACTTTTATCATCCATTGGTTGTCTCCTCTAGGTTGATATTAAATATAAGGCGTTAAAAATAAATGATCGACATAATACGGATCACATACATGAGCTTTTAAAGTAATATCTGGT